CCGTGGCGGAAGGAGCCGAGCGAGGCGCAGCGAGAACAGGGGCGTCGCCTCGCCCGAAAGACGGCCGCTGCGGCTTCGGATGCCTTTTCTGAAAAGGACGAAACCGCAACGCCGGCGGTGGCCGCCACCACCCTACCACCCGCCCAGTTATCCACAGGCGAAACCGTTGTCTCGCGCGATGTCAGCCGTCCGGCCGCCGCAAACAAGGAGGCCGTCCGATGAACGGCGCCATGCTGCTGCAACACGCGGCCGGGGTGATCGAGCACCGCGAGCGGAGCTACGGGCCGCCGGCCGAAAGCTTCGATGCCATCGCCGCACGCTGGTCGCTGGTGCTCGGCGTCCCCGTCACGCCGGCGCAAGTAGCGCTCTGCCTGATCGATCTCAAGCTGGCTCGGCTCACCCGTGATCCGTCGCACCTCGACTCGATCGTCGATGTCGCCGGCTATGCCGCATGCCTCCGGGAGGTGACGCGCGATGTCTGAGCCCAGGGGATCGCTGGAGCGGCACCTGCCGCAGCCGGCGCCGACGGAGGAGGAGCTGTTCGCCATGCGCCGGGCGGCGTGGCGTCACCAGGGGATCGTGGTGATCCGGCTCGCCGACGTCCGCGACGATTGGACGCGGCAGGCGCTGATCAATGAGGCGACGCGGCTCTACGGAAAGCGGGAGGTTGCGTGATGGCGCGGCGCAAGCGAAAACAGAAGATGGCGGCGCCGGCCGTCGTTCCCGGCCTGCCGGTAATCAAACGGCAGCACGACGTGCTCGAACCGGTGTACGAAGCCGATCCCGAGGGGCGGCCCGTCGTCCACCACCGCACCGTCGACACGCTCGGAATCATGCTGCGCGCCGGCACCATCACCAAGGAGATGCACGACGCGGCGCGCGACTTCCAGGCGCAGTTCACCATCGCCTGCTACGACACGCTGGTCTGCATGCGCTTTCAGCGCGATCCCTCGCGGGGCAACCGCGCCGAGTTGACGGAAACGCAGATCGACGCGCGGCGCCGTGTAGGGGCAGCGATGGACGCGCTCGGCGGGCTCGGCAGCCCGGCCGGCGGCTGCGTCTGGCACGTCGTCGGGCTGCAGCATTCGATCCGCGAGTGGGCGATGCGCCGGGGTTGGGGCGGGCGGCCGATCGGCGAAAAGCCCGCACAAGGCGTTTTGATCGCGGCGTTGGGTGTTCTGGCGAACCACTACGGGTACGCGCGCAGCTCGGAGAACAACATTTTGCGTGCTTGACACGCGGCCTCGCAATATGTAGTGTTAGGCAATCGTTCGAATTGCGACTGAAGCACTTTCCACGGCGGCAGTCGCGTGTCACACAGGGCATGGCAGGGCTTGGTGAGGAGGCGGGCACACCGCGACAACGGCATCACCCGCCTCCTACATCCTAAGGTAGCAGAGAAAACAGGAGATAAGGCGTCAGATCAGTTTCGTGCCTCGCAACCCATTGATATATTTGGTTCCTTCCCGGCGTGCAACCTATGCTGGTGGCAGCAGCCCGGAAGATCGCCAGCGTGAACCGCAGAAACCGGGAAGCCACCCAAGTTTGAAGCCAAGTCCATCCCGCGTATTCGTTTCGTGATATCAGAGGCTTAGCATTGGATCCCGGCGGCTTCCGCCGGATCCGGTTCCGCCTCCCGAAGCGGCCTCCTCCTAGCCGCCGATCTCGCCGCTCCCCGCGGCGATTTTTTTGGACCAAGCACAATCCACCATGACCTCGTTGCCTTTCCTGCCCGAGCAGATCGAGCAGTGGCCGATCGCGCGCCTGAAGCCGTACGCGAAGAACGCGCGCACCCATTCTGAGGATCAGATCGCCAAGATCGCCGCCTCGCTGGTGGAGTACGGCTGGACGGCGCCGGTGATGGTCGCCGACGACGGCGAGATCGTCGCCGGTCACGGCCGGCTGCTGGCGGCACAGCATCTGGGCCTGAACGAGGTGCCGATCATCCGGTTGTCGCACCTGACGCCGGAGCAGGTCCGCGCCTACCGGATCGCGGATAATCGTTTGTCCGAGCTGTCAGGCTGGGATGACGAGCTGCTCGCGGCCGAACTGCACGCGCTCAATGCCGCCGGCTTCGACTTGGGCCTCACCGGCTTCGAGGGCGAGGACTTAGAGAGGCTGCTGGCGCCGCTTGACGAGGGCGACGGCCTTGCCGGTGAGGACGTCGTCCCCGAGCCGCCGGCCAATCCCGTGTCGCGGCTGGGCGATCTCTGGCTGTTGGGCGAGCATCGCTTGCTGTGCGGCGATAGCACCAAGGCGGACGACGTCATCCGCGTCATGCACAACCATAAAGCGATCTTATTTGCAACCGATCCTCCCTATTTGGTTGATTACGACGGCACCAACCATCCGTCGAAGCAGGGTGCCCCCGACAAGAACAAAGACTGGGGCAACAGCTACGGCATCACCTGGGACGACTCCAGCCAGGGCCCGGAGCTCTACGAAGGGTTCATCAAGGCTGCCATCGAGCACGCGATCCTGCCCAACGCCGCCTGGTACTGCTGGCACGCCAGCCGCCGCCAGGCGATGGTCGAGGGCGTGTGGGAGAAGTACGGCGCCTTCGTGCATCAGCAGATCGTCTGGGCGAAGGACCGCGGCATCCTGACGCGCTCCTATTACCTCTGGCAGCACGAACCCTGTTTCTTCGGCTGGATCAAGGGCAACAAGCCGCCCAGGATCTCCGAAGACTATCCGGGCACGGTGTGGCAGCTGCCGACGGTGAAGGTGGGCGAGAAGACCGATCACCCGACGTCGAAGCCGGTGGAGGTGTTCGCCATCCCGATGCGTCAGCATGCGCGGCCGGGCGAGGTCTGTTACGAGCCGTTCGCCGGCTCGGGCTCGCAGATCATTGCCGGCGAGACGACGGGCCGGCGGGTGTTCGCGATTGAGATCTCGCCGCAGTACGTCGACGTGGCGGTCAGGCGCTGGCAGACGGCGAGCGGAAAGCAAGCGACGCTTGATGGCGATGGTCGGACGTTCGACGCGGTTGCCGGCGAGCGGTTGCCGAGAGCGGCCTGATGGGCGATGACCGCGGAGTGCAAGGAGCGGTTCCTGGCGGGGCCCATACCCCCGAGACGCGGGTTCAAATCCCGCCTCCGCAACCATCGCCAAAGCAGTCGCGGGCAATGTCGCTGATCGAAGCGATCACCAATGTCGCCGTCGGGTTCCTCGTGGCGCTGTTGACGCAAGTCATCGTCTTCCCGCTGTTCGAGCTCGAAGTGGGCCTCGGCGAACACCTCGCGATCAGCGGGCTATTCACGATCGCATCGATCGCCCGTTCTTATCTGCTTCGACGGCTCTTCGAGGCGATCCGCGTCGCGCGGGCTGAGCCTGCCAGACCGCGCCGGCGACGGGCGTTCTGATCTATGCGGGCTGAAAGAAGCCGGCCGCGATCAGATCCTCGATGAAGGCCTCGGCGCTGTCGGCGCGGACATCGCTGCCGTCCCAGGCCGCACAGTTGGCCGCCATCTGCGCCATGAAGTCGGCGGCGTCGCCGTGCTCGAGGAAACTCAAGGCGCGCAGGCGGTCGACCAACTCGGCCGCCGTCGTCGCCTCGTAGACGCGGCCGTCGTCCTGGGCGCGGTATCGCATAGCGGTCGTCCTCATTCGCACGCCTGAGCCACCCCTGCCGCCCACGGCGGCGAAACGGTGTCGCCGTCGAACCACGATGCCCGCTCGGCACGCTTGGCGAGGCTGATCGCGTCGGCCTGCGCCGCGCGCAGCGGCGAGAGATCATCGAAGCCGAAGTCGCGGTAGCCGTCGGCGATCGAAGCGAGATAGCCGTCGGACGCCGGGCCATAGTCGCGCTGGCGCGGGCCGTTCATCACGTAGGCCATCGGCTTCGCCCGCTTGCCGTTGGGGAGCGCTACCACAATGCGCTCCTTGACGTAGAGATGCGGGAAGCCCTCGTAGGCATCGAGTGCCCGCTCACAGGCCCGGGTGATCTCCCACAGCGCCGCCGGCGTCACGGCTTGCGCATCCGGCTCGATGTCGGCGACGCGCTTCATGACGAGGCGCCAGCCCTCAAGCCGGATGGCGGCGAGTGGCCGGGCCTTGGGACAGCGCCTGGCCATCAGACAGCGGTTCATGTTCGAGCCGTAGGCGACGTAGAGCATCGTTGGCTGGCCTCCTCTTAGGCGACGCGGCGCTCGCGGCGCGCGAAGTATTGGGCGCGGCGGCGCAGGTAGGCCGCGGTCTCGTCATCGATGCCGGCCATCACGTGGTCGGCGGCGTCGACCGCGCGGTTGATGATCGCATAAACCGTGGTGCCGTTCTCGCGGCGGCTGACCACCTCGAGGCCGCGCTTGCGCAGCTGGGTGGAGATCGCGGCCCGTAAGGTATGCCGCTGCCAGCCGGTCGCGGCGATCAGGTCGTCGATGCTGGCCCCACCCATCCGGCTCAGCATGGTGACCACGGTGCCGATTTTGCCGTCGGCGGGGATCAGCGCGGCGGTATTGGTGCCGGCGGCGACGCGGCGGCTCTCCTCGATGAAGCCGAGGCCGAAGCGGATCCAGGCCAGTGCTTTCTCGGCCTCGACCGTGCCGCCGTGCTGGCGGAACTCGATGGTGCGGTGGCGGCGCCACGCTTCCAGGTTGACCTTGGCGTAGCGGGTGCCGAAGGCATCGCAGGCTTCGGCGGTCGAGCGGCTGGCCAGCTTCTGCATCACGCTGGCGCTCTGCAGGAAGGTGCGAACGCTGCGGCAGAAGCGGTTGGCGTTGCCGCGGCGGCTTGGCGCCATCCAGGCGTCGATGTCGTCTTCGAACTTGGCGTAGCGGCGCACCACCGTGGCGATCTCGGCCGCCGAGAGGTCGGAAGCGCCAAAGTGCGCGTGCAAGCCTGTTCTCTTGTCGACTCTGGCCCCAGCGGCGTTCAGCGCGTCGAGGACTGCCTCCGCTGTGCTGAGGCCCTGTTCACCCTTGAGCACCGGGCTCACCACCTCGAAGCCATCGGGAACCGAGGCATCGCTCACGATCTTCCAGTGGCCGCGGGCCTCGTGGTTGTAGCCTTCGATGCGGGCGTCGATGCCGGCGTTCCTAAGCGCCATCTCTGCCGCCTGTTTGGTAATGCCGAAGGCCTCGATCTCGATTCCGAAAGTCCTGTTGCTCATCATCGTCGTCGCTCCAATCCAACGACGACAGTAACGCTCTAATGCGAAGTCTAATCAAGGCAAATAGACGCGATAGACGAAGAAGAGCGCAAAGATAACCGCGCTCGTATTGCTCAGCATCGCCGCTTACTGGACTGGTTATTGCCTCCTTGATTGCGGTGCGTTTCTGGCCTCGTCCAGCAGCCGCTGTTTGAACTCGTCGGGCGCGGCCATGCTATCGGCGATCGTCTTGCCGAAACGCAGCGCTCCGGCCTTTCCGACATAGAAGAAGGTCCCGTCCGGCCGCTTCAGCGTGACGTACTTGCGGCTGCGGCTTGCGACCGGCGTGCCCCGGCCGGAGGCGATCAGCGCATCGACGAGGCGCTGCTGGAGCGTGGGTTTGGCCATGGTTGCCTCCGTCACTCGGCGATGCGGTACGTGCGGCTGCCGCCATCACCCTTCTCCGAGGTGATGGTGAGCCCGAGCTTCTTCTTCAGCGCGCCGGCCATCGCCCCGCGGACGGTGTGGCGGGCCCAGTTCAGGGCCTCGGCGATCTGCTCGACGGTGGCGCCCTCCGGCCGCTTGAGCATCTCGATCATCCGCGCCTGTTTGCTGTCGGGGCGAGTTCCGGCGCGCGGCCGCGGCGTGACCGCGAGCGGCCCGGTCCCCGGGCTGTGACCCGGGGATCGCATGAGGTACGTTTCCGCCGGTCCGTCCGGGGCCGGTTCCGCCGGCGCCTCGGTGACAAAGCCGGCGGGCCCGCATTCCTCGTCGCGCAGCGCGGCGCGGAAGGCGGCGGCGCTCAGCTGGCCGCTCAACAGACCGTCGGCGGCATCGAAGACGTCGGCGGCGGCAAGCCCGATCTGGGCGGCGGCGCGTTCGATCGCCTTGATCGCGTTGCGCTTGGTGTTGGGGTTGCGGCGCTCGTTCTCCAGGGCGCTCAGGATCTGCGCCAGCTGGGCGAGGCTGTAGGTGGTCTCGGTGGTCATCGGTGTCGTCCTCTCATCGGCGTCACACGATGCGGCGCCTGCTACGCCCGTAAGCCCGGCTTACGCGGCCTTCGGCCACGGTCCGGGCTTACCCCCGACGCTTGGCAGCGGTCGGGGCCGGCACGATCGGGCGTTCGCGTCAGTCGGTGGTGTCGGCGATGATCGCGCAGTGCGTCACCCAGCCGGTGAGGTATGGCAGATCGCGGGGGATGCCGTGCTCGCGTTCGGCGTGCTTGCCGATGCGCCAGCCCATCCACCGGGCGACCGCGGCGTCGATCGCGTCTGAGAGCTTCATGCCGGCGAAGAGTCCGTTGGCAACATCATCGGCGAAGTGGCGGCCGTGGCGGCTATCCAAGAAGTCCCGCACCGCTTCCGGCGTGCCGCCGGTCGCTTTGCCGATCACCGTCGTCGCCAGCGCCCACGCCTCGCTGCGATCGGCCGTTTCATGACCGATGGTGCCCCAGAAGCCCCACGTTTCATTGGTTGAGGGCAGGATCGTGGTGGTCATCGTCTTCGCCTTCGTTCCTGGTTAATTCGCTCTTGATGGTCACATAAGGGCGTAAGCGCGCCCCGACATCCAGGGAAAAAGCGATCAACATCATGGCGTTATCGGGCGGTCGCGGATCATCTTGTAATCCTCTTGAGGGGCGATGACCGATCACCGAAGAGCCGACTTCCGCGGCCGCGCCGGGATGAGCGAGCGCGAGTACGCGGCGCATGCCGGCGTCAGCCGGGGCGCGGTGCAGAAGGCTAGGCAATCAGGCCGGCTGGTGCTGCACGCCGACGGCTCGATCGATGCTGCCGCCTCGGACGCGCGCCGGGCGCAGGCGACCGATCCCGCGATGCAGCGCGGCCGGCATTCCCCGGGTCACCCCCCGGGACGAAGTGCCCGGGGGCCGGGGACCACGCTGCGCCCGGTTCCAGAAGCCGCCGTCGGCGCCGTCGCCGAGACGCTGCGCGAGCAGGGCCTGCCGGCGCCACAGGCGGCGGGCGGCATGACGTACCTGCAGGCGCGCACCGCCAACGAGGTGCTGAAGGCGCAGGAACGCAAGATGCGCCTGCAGAAGCTGAAGGGCGAGCTGGTCGACCGGGCGCGCGCCACAGCACTGGTGTTTCGCCTGGCGCGTCAGGAGCGCGATGCGTGGGCCGGCTGGCCGGCGCGGGTCGCGGCGATGATGGCCGCCGATCTCGGCAGTGGTGCGCATGCCATGCAGACGGTTCTGGAGAGCCATGTCCGGCAGCACCTCGGCGAGCTCGCGGATCTGCGCACCGAGTTCCGGTGACGGCGCGGATGAACTTGTGGCCCACGGTCCACAAGTTGCGATGGCCTTCGACGGCGCCGAGGACCTGCTGCGGGCATGGGCCTCCGGCCTTACGCCCGATCCCGATCTCACCGTCTCGGCGTGGGCCGATCGCCATCGCATCCTAAGCCCGCGCGGCGCCAACGAAGCCGGGCCGTGGCGAACCAGCCGGACGCCGTATCTGCAGGAATTGATGGACGCGCTCAGCCCACGCCACCCGGCGCAGCGGGTGGTGTTCATGAAAGCCAGTCAACTCGGAGCTAGCGAGAGCGGCTGCAACTGGATCGGCTACGTCATCCACCACGCGCCGGGGCCGATGCTGGCGGTGCAGCCCTCGGTCGAGCTGGCCAAGCGCTTCTCGCAGCAGCGTATCGATCCGCTGATCGAGGAGAGCCCGAGCTTGCGCGAAAAGGTGGCGCCGGCGCGCTCACGGGATAGCGGCAACACCGTGCTGTCGAAGGAGTTCCCCGGCGGCATCCTGGTGCTGACGGGCGCCAACTCCGCCGTCGGCCTGCGCTCGATGCCGGTGCGCTACCTGTTCCTCGACGAGGTCGACGCCTATCCGCCGTCCGCCGACGACGAGGGCGATCCGGTGGCGCTCGCCGAAGCGCGGACGCGCACCTTTTCCTGGCGGCGCAAGGTGTTCCTCGCCTCGACGCCGACGATCAAGGGCCTGTCGCGCATCGAGCGGGAATACGAGGCCTCCGATCAGCGGCGGTTCTTCGTGCCCTGTCCGCACTGCCGGCACCCCCAACACCTGATCTTCGAACGGCTGCGCTGGGACAAGGGTGCGCCGGAAACGGCGGCCTACGTCTGCGAAGGCTGCGAGCAGCCGATCGCCGAGCACTATAAGACAAGGATGCTGGCCGAGGGCGAATGGCGGCCAACGGCGACACCGGTCGACCCTTTGAGCATCGGCTTCCATCTATCAAGCCTCTATTCGCCGGTCGGCTGGCTGTCCTGGGAGCGGATCGCCCGGGAGTGGGAGGCGTGCCAGTCGTCGGATGAGGCGAAGCGGAGCTTCATCAATACCGTGCTGGGCGAGACCTGGGCCGAGACCGGCGAGGCGCCCGACTGGCTGCGGCTTTATGAGCGGCGGGAGGATTGGCGCATCGGCACCGTGCCCATGGGCGGGCTCTTCCTCACCGCCGGCGCCGATGTGCAGAAGGACCGCATCGAGGTGTCGGTCTGGGCCTGGGGCCGCGGGCTGGAGAGCTGGCTGGTCGATCATGTCATCATCGAGGGCGGCCCCGGCGAGGCAGCGACCTGGGCCGAGTTGTCGGCGCTGCTCGGCAGGACCTGGCCGCACGCCGGCGGTGCCGAGATCGGCCTGTCGCGTCTCGCCATCGACACCGGCTACGAGGCGCCGGCCGTCTATGCCTGGGCGCGGCGCGCCGGATCGGCGCAGGTGATCGCCATCAAGGGCGTCGACGGCTTCAACCGGGCGGCACCGGTCAGCGGCCCGAGTTACGTCGATGCCACCGAAGGTGGGCGGAAGATCCGCCGTGGTGCGAAGCTGTGGACCATCGCCGTCGCCACCTTCAAGAGCGAGACCTACCGCTTCCTGCGATCGGCAGCGCCGACAGGCGAGGAACCAATCGATCGATATCCGGCCGGGTACATCCATCTTCCCCGGCAGGTCGATGCCGAGTGGGTCAAGCAGCTGGTCGCCGAGCAGCTGGTGACGGTGAAAACCAAACGCGGCTTCACCCGCCTCGAATGGCAGAAGCTGCGCGAACGCAACGAGGCGCTCGACTGCCGCGTCTATGCGCGGGCCGCCGCCTGGATCGCCGGCGCCGACCGCTGGCATGAGCGCAGGTGGCGCGAGCTGGAGGCGCAGGTAACGATCGAGGCCCGCGACGAAGAGACAGCCGCACCGGCGCCCGAGGCCGACGAGACGCCGCCGACGGCGGGACGGCTTCAGCCAGCGCCCCGCCGCGGCCGGCGCGTGTTCCGCTCCAGCTACATGAGCTGATCGATGACCCTCGAAGAGATGACCGCCCAGCGCGACGCGCTGCTCGCGGCCCGCTATCGCGGCGTGCGCACCGTCGAAGTCGAGGGCCGGCGCATCACCTACGCCACCGACGCCGAGATGGCGGCGGCGCTGGCCGATCTGGAAAAGCGCATCGCGCAGGCCGAGACCGGCACACCGCGGCGGCGGATCCTCACCTCGGCAACGAAGGGCCTCTAGAATGCCCGGGATGTTGACGCACTGGCGCCGCCGCGTCGGCGCCTTCATCGGCGGCTTCGAGGCCGGGCTCGCCAACCGCCGGCTGAAGGGCTTCCAGCCCAGCCGGGCGCACCTGAATACGCTGATCGCCGCGGCCGGCGCCGACATCACCGCGCGCGCCAGATACCTGATCCGCAACAACGGCTACGCGGCGAATGCCATCGAGAGCTGGGCCGGCAATGTCGTCGGTGCCGGCATCAAGCCGTCGTCGCTGATCAGTGATGCCCCGTTGAAGGCCTCGGTGCAGAAGCTGTGGCTCGAGTGGACCGACGACGCCGACGCCGACGGCTTCACCGACTTCTACGGCCTGCAGCGGCGCGCCGCGCGCGAGGTGTTCATCGCCGGCGAGGTGTTCTTCCGCTTCCGGCCGCGCCGGCCCGAGGACGGACTCGCCGTGCCGCTGCAGCTGCAGATGCTGCCGTCGGAGATGCTACCGCTGACCCGCAACGAGATGCTGGCGGGCGGCACCGTCATCCGGCAGGGCATCGAGTTCGATCGCATCGGCCGCCGGGTGGCCTATCACTTCCTCCGCCGCCATCCGGGCGATGTCACCGACCCAGGTGTGAGCGGCGAGACGGTGCGCGTTCCGGCGTCCGAGATCATCCACGTCATCGATCCGGTGGATGCTGGTCAGCTGCGCGGCGTCTCGAAGTTCGCGCCGGCGATCGTCAAGCTGTTCCTCTTGGACCAGTACGACGACGCCGAGCTCGACCGGAAGAAGGTGGCGGCGATGCACGCGCTGTTCATCACCACCCCGGCGCCGGCCGAGCCGTTCGATCTCGCCGAGGGCACCGGCGAGGACGGCGAGCGGACGATGGATCTGCAACCGGGGCAGATCGTCATGCTGGAGCCGGGCGAGCAGGTGCAGACTTCCGATCCGGCGGACTCGGGCGCCACCTACGAGCCGTTCCAGTACCGAACGCTGCTGCAGGTCTCGGCCGCGCTCGGCATTCCGTACGCGTACCTCTCCAACGACATGATCAAGGCCAACTACTCGAATGCGCGCCTGGCGCTGCTGGAGTTCCGCCGCCGGACCGAGGCCTATCAGCACGCGGTGATGGTCTGGCAGCTGTGCCGGCGGGTGTGGGCCAGGTGGCTGGATACGGCGGTGCTATCCGACGCGCTCGCCATCCCCGGCTACGAAGCGAACCGGCGGGCCTACCTCGGCTGTTCGTGGCTGCCACCGAAGTGGGACTGGGTCGATCCGCTCAAGGATGCCAAGGCCGAGATTGAGCAGATCGCGGCGGGGCTGAAGAGCCGCACCCAGGCTTTGGCCGAGCGCGGTTATGACGCCGAACAGGTCGACGCCGAGATCGCCGCCGATCAGGCGCGCGAGCAGGCGCTGGGGCTGCGCTTCGGGGCGAAAGCATCGGCTCCGGTTATGCCCGACGCGACTGAAGACGCCGCTCCAGAAAACCCCGAAGCCACAGCCAGCTGACACGCCGATGAATTTGAAGAAACTCGCTGCCAGCCGGCTTGCCGGCCGGCCATGGGCGATCGCGCCCGGGCGCCTGGACGCGTTGCTTGCCGGCGCCGCTGCGCTCACGGATGGCAGCGATCTACCGCCCTGGCTGCAGGAGATCGGGCGCCCGCAAGGCTACTCGGTCACGGAAAGCGGCATTGCCCTCGTTCCGGTGCTGGGGCCGCTCATCGCCCGCGGCGACTGGCTGACGGCGCTGCTCGGCGCCAGCGAATACGGCGCCGTTGCCGATGCACTGACCGCCGCCGCCGACGATCCGGCGGTGCGCGGCATCGTCCTCGAGATCGACTCCCCCGGCGGCGAGGTCGGCGGCCTGTTCGATACGGTGGACGCCATCCGCGCCATCCGCCAGCGGTCGGCCAAGCCGCTGTGGGCGGTTGCCTCAGAGGCGGCGCTATCGGCGGCCTATGCCATCGCGTCCGCTGCCGATCGGCTTTACGTCAGCCGCACCGGCGAGGTGGGTTCGGTCGGCGTCGTCGCCGTGCATCTCGACGAGAGCGGCGCCGATGCGATCGCCGGGCTGAAGTGGACGCTGATCCACGCCGGTGCGCGCAAGATCGACGGCAACCCGCACGAGCCGCTGTCGCCAAGGGCCACCGCCGACATCCAGGCCGACGTCGATCACCTCTACGGCGAATTGGCCGCCCTCGTCGCCGCCAACCGCGGGCTCCGCATCGACGCGATCCGTGCGACGGAGGCCGCGATCTACCGCGGCGAGCCGGCGGTCGCGGCCGGCCTCGCCGACCGGATCGGCACCGTCGCCCTGGCCATCACCGATCTGGAGACGGCGCTCGAGGCGAAGCGCATCCGCGCCGGTCCGCCCGTGACCCGATCTGCCGCTCGCCCATCCCAAAGACAGCCAAGGACCACCGCCATGAACACGCCCGATCCCCTGATCGACGAAACCGGCATCGAACCGCCGGAGGACGCCGCCGGCAAAACCGAAGTTACTTCGGATTTGCTCGATGCGCCGACGGACACTGACGCGCCCGATCGGCCGGCGCCCGCCCCGGATGCGCACGCCATCGCCGACAAACTCCGCGCCGAGTTCTCCGAGATCGCCGCCGTCGCCGCGCAGGCGGCGCGTCTCGGCATCGCCATCGATGCCGCCGACGCCCTCCGCCGGGGGCTCAAGCCCGACGCGCTGCGCCAGACGATCCTGGAGACGCTCGCGGTGCGCTCGGAAGCGGCCGACGTCGTCGCCGTCAGCCCGCAACCCGCCGTCAGCGGCGACAGTCCCATCGTCCGGCGCGCCCGCGAGCGCGCCGCCGGCAATCGATAACGGAGGCCTGATCCATGCCCGTTCTCACCATGAACCCGACGCTCGGCGATCTGCTGAAGTTCGAGCTGAATGGCAGCTACTGCCGCGAGACGGTAACGCTGAAAGCCGGCACCAGCTATCCGCTCGGCGCGGTGCTCGGCAGGATCACCGCGTCGGGCAAGTATCGCCTCTCGCCCGCGGCAGCAGTCACCGGCGATGAGGGCGCCGAGACCGCCATCGCCGTGCTGCTCGAGGCGGTGGATGCCACCGCAGCCGACAAGATCGGCCTGATCGCCGCCCGCGGTCCGGTAATCGTTTCGAAGGCGGCGCTCGGCTTCGATGCCAGCGTCAACGATGCAGCGAAGAGGGCGGCCAAGCACGCTCAGCTCGCCGCCGTCGGCCTCGTCGCCCGCGAGACCGCCTGAGCACCCTCCCGATCGAAGGATAATCCGGACCATGGTTGCCATTCTCAACCCGTTCGACGCCGGCGGCTACTCGCTCGCCGAGATGACGGAAGCCCTCAACATCCTGCCCAACGTCTACACGCGCTTAGGGCAGATGGGACTGTTCCGCTTCGAGGGCGTCACCCAGCGCAGCGTCGTCATCGAGCAGGCGGAAGGCGTGCTCAACCTGCTGCCGTCGGTGCCGCTCGGCGGCCCCGCCACGGTTGCCAACCGCGACGTGCGGTCGATGCGCTCGTTCACCATCCCCTGGATCCCGCACGACGATGCGATCACCCCGCAGGACATCCAGGGGGTACGCGGCTTCGGCATGAGCGATGCCGCCGATCCGCTGGCCACGGTGATGGAACGGAAGCTCACCCGCATGCGCGTCAAGCACGCGCAGACCCGCGAATACATGGAGGTCAACGCGCTCAGGGGCATCGTCAAGGACGGCGCCGGCACCACGCTCTACAACTACTTCACCGAGTTCGGGCTTTCCCAGCAGTCGGTCGACTTCGTGCTTGGCACCGGCACTACCAATGTGCAGGCGAAGGTGCGCGAGGTGCTGCGCAAGATCGAGACCGAGCTCAAGGGCGAGACGATGACCGGCGTGCTGGCCCTCGTCAGCCCGGAGTTCTTCGACAAGCTGATCAGCCATGCCAAGGTGGAGGATGCGTACAAGTACTTCTCCTCGACCGGCGCCCAGCCGCTGCGCGAGGACACCCGCCGCCGCTTCCCCTTCGCCGGCATCGTCTTCGAGGAGTACAACGCCACGGTGACGCTCTCGACCGGCTCGACCGAGACGCTGGTGCCCGCCGGCGAAGGCATCGCCTTTCCGATGGGCACGCTCGATACCTTCGTCACCTACGGCGCTCCGGCCAACCTGATCGAGACGGTCAACACCATCGGCCTGCCGATGTACGCCCGTCAGCTGGCGCGCCCCGACGGCAGCGCCATCGAGGTCAAGACCGAGGCCTCGGTGCTGCCCATCAACAAGCGCCCGCGCCTGGCGGTCAAGATCACCTCCAGTAACTGATGACCGCCTTCGCCGCCGCGATCGATGCGCTGTTCGCCGATCCGAACCTTGGCCTCGATGCCGTCTATCGCGTGGGCGGCGCCGATCCCGGTGTGCCGGTGCGCGTCATCGTCCGGCGGCCGGATCGCACAGCCGAGTTCGGCGAGACGCGCATCGTCGCCGAAACGCTGATCATCGACGGTCGCGTCAGTGACATCGCCGCCCCGGCGGACGGTGACACGGTCGAGGTGGACGGCTCTGTCTACGTCCTCCAGGGCGAACCTATCCGCGACGCCGAGCGGCTCGTCTGGACTTGCGAGGCACGGCCCCAATGAGGCTGCGGGCGGCCATTCAGGGTGATCTGAATGCGCTGTTGGAGGCCGAACTCGGCGCTGCCGAGCGGGCGGTCACCGCCGGCATCCGCGAGGCGACCGACGGCCTGAAGGCGGAACTGCGCGGCCAGATCGCCGGCGCCGGCCTCGGCTCACGGCTGGCGAATACTTGGCGCGGCGAGGTGTATCCGAAGGGCCAGCCGAGCATCGGTGCCGCCGGCTACGTCTGGTCGAAGGCGCCGGGCATCGTCCGGCTCTATGCCGAAGGCGCGGTGATCCGCTCGAAACAGGGCCTGTTCCTCGCCATCCCGACAACGGCCGCCGGCCGGTATGGCGATGGCCGGCGAAAAATCACGCCGGGTGCCTGGGAGCGGATCCACGGGCTGCGGCTCAGGTTCGTTTATCGCAGGGGCGGGCCTTCTCTGCTGGTGGCCGATAATGTCCGGCTCACGAAACGCGGCCGCGCGGCGGCGAACATCGGCCGGCGTCAGGGTGCCCCGTTCACCCGGCTCGCGGGCCGCACCACCGTGCCGGTGTTCCTCCTCGTGCCGCAGGTGACGGTGCGAAAGCGCCTCGACGTCGACGGCGCGGCACACAAATGGATCCGCGCGCTGCCGCAGTTGGTGCTTCGCGCGTGGCCGTGAATATCCGTTCGCCAGCATGCCGTGCTTGGCGAGTTAATCGGCCATCACTCTCGCCGCGATCAACATTTTGAGCTCGGCCTCCGCACCCGTTGCGCCATCGAACCTTCGGTGGCGCACCGAAGCATGACGAAGGGACGGATGCGTTAGCGCCACAACCGTAGTTCGGAAGCCGGGCAAGCCAGCAAATGAGACCTTGCGCTGGACAGGGCCGGAGGCATCAAGATGCTTCAGGCCCTGCCGCATCTGCCAAGGCGCCAATTCCGGCGACATCGGGGCAACGAGGCAGGGCACACGGACGCCAAGCGTTAGCACCAAACGGGGGCGTTGAACCTCCAGCTGGCGCAGTAAGAAGCGGCGGCAATGTTCCAGATAGGGCTTGCTCTTCGATCCCGGAAAGACACCGGTTGTGATCGTACCTTGCCTCAGCCCCATGAAGAAGTTCGTGAAGAAGCAGTCGTCTATTCGGATCGCAGCTTGTTCAAGCAACTTCAGAATGTTGCGCCACGTGGGCTGAGCGTGGTTCTCACGGTTTCGCTTCAGTGATCGGCGGTACTCGATCTCCGAGTGGAAGTCATGGCCAAGAACCATCACGCCTCCGAACGGAAAACTCGGCAGCTCACCTCCGTGTGCGGAAACAAACAGTCCGTATCCGCCAGGAAAGAAAGCAGTGCCTCGGATCGCCTCCGGCACGGGCAGTACACCAAGCGGTTGATCGCCTGGATAGGCATGCTCAGCCCACAGCTGTTGCGCTGGATGTTGAGCCGCCCCGATATTCGTCGCGAGGGCGCGGGCGGTTGAGACAAGCGGGCGACCAGCGCCCACGACCTGCCTGTCAGGGTTCATGCTTCTCGTCGCCTTCTCGTTGTTGGCCGATCTTGCACGGATCGATTGACTTTCTCGGACTGGCTGCAGATGGCGAGCCGGCTGAGACCGCCACCATTGGGAGAGCAAGGATACGAGGTAAGAGATGACGCTTCGTGAACGGGTTCTGGTGGCGCTCTTCACCCGGCTACAGACCATCCCGCTGGCTGCTGTCCGCCGCAACGAGGCGTTGCCGCAGGCGGTGCCGGCCGGCGGGCTCGTTATCCTGCGCGACGGCGATGCGGGCGAGCCGGATGTGACGCTGAACCCGCGTGCCGAGTTCTACAGCCATCGTGCCGAGATCGAGGCGTTCGTGACGCAGCCGGCCGGCGGCGGGGGCGAGGCATTGCTCGACAGTTTGCTGACGGAGATCGGCACCGCGTTGGCCTTCGATCGCAGTCTCGGCGGTCTCGCCGAAAACCTCACCTGGAGCGCACCCGAGACGTCGGTTCTGGCGATCGAGGGCGCCGCACCCATCCTCACCGCACGTATCACGGTCACCATCGAGTATCTGGTCAGCGATCCGCTGGCCGCCTGACGTTCCCACCACCGGAGAACCACCATGCCGAAAGTCCGCGCTTACGGCGCCGACGCGACGCTGAAGGCTTGCCGAGAGACGGCGTACGGCGTCGCGCCTACGAGCGGCTACCGCTCGCTCGACTTCAAGTCGACGGATTTGTCGTCGGAACAGCCGCTGGGCGACGATCCGCTGTTGGGGCGCGGCCGCAACGCCCAGGACCCCTATCGCGGGCTGATCACCGACGAAGGCAAGATCGAGATCCCGCTGGATCTGCGCGGCTCGGGTTTCTGGCTGACGGGCCTGTTCGGCGATCCGGTGACGGTGCAGACGAAGGCCGAGAGGCACATCGCGTTCTCCGGTCAGCCGGCGGCGAACAGCACGATCACGCTGAACGGCGTCACCTGGACGTTCGTCAGCGGCACGCCCGCGGCCAACCAGACCCAGATCGGCGCCAACGTCGATGCGACGCTGACGGCGCTCGCAAGCGATCTCAACGGCTCGGCTGATGCGCAGATCTCGAAGTGCACCTACACGGCGAACACGGCGGACGATCGGCTGGAGATCGAGTTCGACACCGCCGGCACCACCGGCAACGCGTTCACCCTGGCCGCCTCGGCGAACTCGAATGGCATGGTATCGGCGGCGACGCTCACCGGCGGCGGCTATCGGCACGAGTGGCTGTCGGGCGGCGATGATATCCCAAGCTTCACCTTCGAGATCGGCCACCCGAAGCTGATCACGCCGGTGTACTTCCGCCACCTTGGCACGGTGATGGAGAGCCTCGCCTTCGAGATGGGGCAGGAGGGACCGGCCAACGGCACCGTGCAGCTGGTCGCCCAGGGCGAGGAAAGGGCCGCTGCGACAATTGACGCAACGCCGGATGCGTTTGCGCTGAAGCGCTTCAGCCAGGGCCGCGGCTTCATCCAGCGCGGCGGGGTGCCGCTGGCCGGCGTCACCGGCGGCAACCTCAATTTCTCCAACAACCTGGAGCGGGTGCGGGTGATCCGGGATGACGGCAAGATCGAGGCGGCCGAGCCGACGTTCGCCTCGTGCCAGGGCGCGATGACGGTCCGCTTCGACGGCGCCACGCTGGTTGCCGAGGCGGCGAACGGTGAGCCTGTCTCTCTTGAGTACGGCTTCTCCATGGCCGAGGGCTGGTCGCTCACCTTCGAGCTGTTCCGGGTATTCCTGCCGAAGCCGAAGTACGCCGTCTCCGGCCCCGGCGGCGTCGAGGCCAGCTTCGACTGGCGGGCGGCGTACGACGATGCCAACGCCACCATGCTGCGCGCGCGACTGCTCAACGACGTGGCGAGCTACGCTTGATCGAGTCGGCTTTCCAAGGTCACAGTTCGGGTTTCGGCGTGGTGACCGTGCTCGGCGGCAGAATCGGGTACGTGACCTTTGGTTGCTCGCCGGTCAGCGATTGTAGAAATGCCGTGATCTTGGCGATCTCATCGTCGGTCAAGTGTTCTCCCAGCTGACTCGTCGCCATCACCCCCACCGCCTGTTTGAGGTCCCATGATTGGCCACTATGGAAATAGGGCGGCGTCAACTCGATGTTTCGCAACGTCGGAACCTTGAAAACGTATTCGTCGTCCGCCGTCTTGGTCACCTGGAAGCGGCCTTTGTCGGCGGGAGGCAACATGTCGGCGCCAGGCTTTTCAACCACGCCGAAGGGCGCGTACATCCCGCCGCCGACGTTGATGCCGTTGTGGCAACTGGCGCAGCCCTTTTCGACAAACAGCTTCAGCCCATCTTTCTGCTCGGCGGTGAGCGCGTTCGCGTCACCCCGCAGGTACCTGTCAAAGGGTGCGTTGGGGGTGATGAGCGTCGCCTCGAATGCGGCGATCGCCTTTTCGACGTTCTGGATGCTGATCGGATCCTTTTCGCCCCGGAAGGCCGCATCGAACATCGGCTTGTAGCCGGGAATGCCCTTCAGCATCTCGATCGCGTGCTGGTGCGTGATCGCCATCTCGATCGGGTTCTGGATCGGGCCACCCGCCTGTTCCTTCAGATCGGCGGCGCGGCCGTCCCAGAACTGCGCCGTGTTGAAGACGGAGTTCAGCACCGTTGGCGCGTTGCGATTGCCTTTCTGCGACCTGTGCCCGATCGAGACCGGCAGCATATCGACGCCGCCGAGGCCGATCTGATGGCAGGTATTGCAACTGATGTTGTGGCTCTCCGACAGCCGCGGATCAAAATAGAGCGCCTTGCCCAGTTCGACCATGGCAGGCGTCGCGAGGACATCCTTCACGGCCGGCGGCTTATCGGGGATCGGTTGGAAGAGCCCTTGCGCCTCTTTCATCATGGGATCTTCTGCGCCCCACGCTGCCGTCCAAGCGATTGTCGCCGACGCAAGGGCCAGTGCCGCTGCCAGTGTCCGCATAACGACCTCCTCTCTCGCTACTCGTCGTGTTCCTGGGTCTCTTCACGATGATCCGCCTTCGCTGATGCCAAAGCGGCAAAATCGGTTTTCGCAAACAGAAACGCGCCAACCACAGCAACAAGGCCGGCCGCAACGAACATCCGCCACGATGGTGCGATCGGCTTCTCGGCTGACGCGCTGGTGGCGTCAAGCTGCTTTGCGCCAGAAATCATTGCTGAAACGAGGTTCTCGCCGGTGAGCCACCAATCCGCAAGAACGCCGCAGACATGAACGACAGCAAGAATCAGAATGAGGTTAGCGAAAACCTCATGCACTTCGCCGAGGCCCTTGCTGCCGGGCGCCCAGACCGTGGAAAAGAACAACCCCGCGGCGCCATCCTTCTCCCCAGAGAAGAGGCCGGTCAGCACTGTGAGCGAGAGGACGATGAGCATGAGGACCACCATCCACCCGCCCAGAGGATTGTGGCCGACGTATCGCGGCGGATCGAGGGCGAGCAATCGCCGGACATAGTCACCGACGACCTGCCGGCCATAGACGAAATCGCCGAAGCGGGAGCGCGGGCTGCCGATCACGCCCCAGATCAGGCGGAACAACAGCAACAGCGCAACCCCGTAGCCCGAGACGGTGTGGACGACGAACAGCCATCCGTCTTCGCCGCCGGTAACGTAGCTGACAGCCACGAACAGCACCAGTAGCCAGTGAAAGGCTCGCGTCGGGAAATCCCAAACTGGAACAGCGCGGTGACCTGTCACCAGGACCTCTCCATCCGCCACGTGGCGGAGCATTGAGATTCATCGCTCTTTAGCCGCGACGCCGCCGAGGGACTGTACGACGTATTTGCAACAGTCTCCTAGGCGGTACGCTACTCGCGCAATGCGCGCCTGTCAAGGATGGCAGGCGACTTACGGAATGCAGTCCTCCGAAGAAACTAGCTTGTCGGAAGGAGCCGTCGCCTGAACAAAGCGACGTGAAATCTGGGGCCATGCGCCAGAAAGAAAGTCCTCCCACTTTGCTTCGTTTGATATGTGCCAAGTGTCGCGATGCGCATTGTAGCAGACGCAGCGCAGCCTGGCCTGCAAACGCCGCGAATCGGCAGTGACTATTGGCGCTCGGACTTCGCTAAGAATCCGAACCTAATAGTCTAACCGCGCTTATCGAGGACTATCCATGATCCGTCTTGATCTCAAGCGGGGGCCGCATTGGCTCGACCTTGGCCATGGCGTGCGCGTGCATGTCCGGCCGTGCACGACGGCGCTGATGATGGCAGCGCGCGCAGAGGTGCAGCGTTCGGCTGAGCCGTCTCTGAACGAAACGCAGGCGGCCGGCGAGCGGACGGCGGCGCTGGTGAAGGCGCTCGCGCGGCTCGGTATCCAGGATTGGCAAGGCGTCGGCGATGCCGACGGTGAGCCGGCGCCGCTGACGTCGTCGGGCGTCGACGCGCTCCTCGATCTTTGGCCGATGGCGGAAGCCTTCGAGCGGCTCTACCTCGGGCCGGCGCTGCTCCTGGACGACGAAAAAAACGCATTCGCGCCCGCGCCGAATGGCACTTCGGCGGCGGGCCCAGCTACTGCGGCACCTGCGCCACGCTGAACCGGCCGTGCGCCAATGGTGACGCTGGTATTGATGGCCAGCGCTGTCCATACGTCGAGTACGAGCCGCTGACCGACGCCGGCTGGCAGGCCTGGGATATCATCACCCGCTGCTCGGGGCAGCTGCGGCTGGCGCCCAATGCCGCGATCGTCATCGGCCTCGATCTCGCTGCCGCTCTCGCAATAGGCGCCGCCCTCGGCCATGACGTTCACACCCTCGCCGAGCTGTTGCCGTCGGCCGAGGCGGGCATGGTCGCTGCGTTCAATCGGCGACTGACCTCCGACACTTGAGACTTCCGCAAAATTTTGCGGAAGTGCCTCATGTCCCGGAGCGCGGCCCGAACAAGATGATCCCGGCGCCGATCAGGGAGACCATAGCGCCGAGAGTATCCCAGCGATCCGGACGCAGGCCTTCGACCGCCCATAACCAGACAAGCGAAGCCACGATGTAGACGCCGCCGTAAGCGGCAAAGGCGCGACCGGCAGCTTCGACCTGAACCAGCGTCAGACAGTAGGCGAACAGGGCGAGCGAGAGCATGCCGGGGACGATCCACCACGCCGATTTGTCCAAACGCAGCCATGCCCAGAAACTGAAGCAGCCGGCGATCTCGGCGATCGCTGCGATGACGTATGCCAGCAGTGACCTCACCTTGCCGCTGTCCTTCCAGTCGTGGCGCGAGCCGATAGTTTACCAAGTGCGGCATCCGCGCCACCTTTGAGTGATTGATCCATGGCTGACCGTTCCCTTGCCATTCGCCTTGCCGTCATCGACGGTGGCAAGGTGAAGGCCGAGTTGCGCGATGTCGGCGACACGGGAAGCCGCTCGCTGAAGCGGATCGAGGATGCGGCGCGGCCGGCGTCGCGCGCGCTGCAGGCGCTCGACGGCGTCGCGGGCGAGGTGCGCGGCGGGCTCGAAGCGATGAGCGGCCGGCTGGGTGCGGTGGGATCGGGGCTTGCCCGGCTGGGACCGATCGGGCTTGCCGCCGGTGCAGCGCTGGCCGGCATCGGCATCGCCGTGGGCAAGGGCATCGAGGAGGCGGCGAAGGCCGATCAATCCTACCGCCGGCTGGAGGCGGTGCTGAAGGCAACAGGTTTCGCCTCGGGCCTGACGGCGAAGGAAATCGCCCAGTTCGCCGATGGCATCGAAGCCTCGACGCTGGCCACCGCCGAAGGCGTCGAAGATGCCGCCGCGATCCTCGCCACCTTCCGCTCGGTCTCGGGCGAGACGTTCACCCGGGCGCTGACGCTGGCGCAGGACATGGCGGCGGTGTTCGGTCAGGACCTGTCGTCGGCGGCAACCCAGCTGGGCAAGGCGCTGGAAGACCCGATCGACGGGCTCACCGCGCTGCGCCGGGTTGGCATCTCGTTCTCCGACAGCCAGAAGGAGCTTATCAAAACGCTGGTCGAGACCGGCCAGACGGCGGACGCGCAGCGGGTCATCCTCGATGCGCTGGAGGGGCAGGTGGGCGGCGCCGGGGCGGCGGAAGCGGGCGGCCTTACCGGTGCCACCAACCGGTTACAGGACGCCTGGGGCAATCTGCTGGAAGCGATCGGCCGCACGCCGGCCGTCACCGGCATCGCCCAGGGCGCGCTCAATCTGCTGTCCGGCGCCATCGAGAGGCTGACGAGGGCGTTCGAAGAGGACTCGATCTCCCAGCAGATAGAGGCGGCGAAAGCCCGGCTCACACAGGCCCGCGACGAGCTTTCGCGCCTGGAAACGGCCGGGCCGGGCACGCCGCTGCTCGGCCTGCGCTTCGATCTCGACGCGCAGCGGAGCCGCGTCGCCGCGCTGGAAAAGGAGCTGGAGGCGCTCACCCGCATCGGCGAGGCGGAAGCGAAAGCTACGGAAGCCGAGAAAGCGCGCGCCGAAGCGGGCCGCCGGGCGGCGGAAGCGGAGCGGCGGACGGAGGCGCTCGCCAGCCAGAGCCGCGAGATCGACAAGGCGCTGGAGCGGCTGGCGACGCCGGCGGAGAAGATCGCGGCGGTCAACCGCGAGCTCGCCGAGATGAAGAAGCGGCTCGAAGCATTGCGCGCACCCGACAAGTCCAATGCCGGCGAGATCGATAGTGCCCTTCGCAAAGCCGAGGAACTCGCCCGCCGGCAGATCGCCGCACTCAAGGGTGCCGGCGAAGGCAAAGGCGCGGACCTGGATACGGCCCGGGAGCGACTGCAGGACTATGCGAACAAGCTGGTCGAACGCGCCGCCGCCGAGGGCATCGATCTGAAGGTGACCTCGCTGGTCCGCTCGCGCGAGCAGCAGCAGCGGCTCTACGACGCCTGGCTCGCCCGCGCCAAGACGGGCCTGCCGGCGGCGCCGCCGGGGAATTCCAAGCACGAGCAGGGGCTCGCCTTCGATGTCGCAATCCAGGGCGGCGGTTCACCGGAGCAGTGGCAGCGGCTGGGCCGGATCGGCAAGTCGATGGGCCTGCGCTGGGGCGGCGACTTCGCGCGCTCGGATCCGGTGCACTTCGAGATCCCCACCGAAGCAGCAGCCACCCGCGCCGCGGAGGCGGCCGAACGCGCCTACGAGGCGAACCGCGAGGTGATCGAACGGCTCGCCCGCGACCTTGCCACCTTCGGCGACGAGCGGCAGCGGTTCGTCGATCAGGCGCTCTCCAGGCTGTCGGAAGGCGCGACGGCCGAGCAGCGGGCGGAAGTGGAACGGCTGGCGAACAGCCTCTACGACGAACGGGAAGCCCGCGAACGGCTGGCCGAAACGATGCGCCAGGAGGAGCAGCTGCGCGCCGAAGGCACGCGGCTGATCGAGGCGACGCGCACCCCGGCGGAGCAGCTGGCCGACACCATCGCCCACCTCGACGAGCTGATGCGGGCCGGCGCCATCGACGCCGAAACGCACGGCCGTGCCCTGGCGGACGCGTACGGGCAGGCCGAGGATGCCGCCGATCGGGCGCTCCGCGCCAGCCGCGACTGGCAGGACGGTGTTGTCCGCGGCCTGCGCGACTATGCCGCCGAGGCGACGGACGCCGCATCGCACGCCGAGCAGGTGATGGGCAACGCTTTTCAGGGGATGGAGGATGCGCTCGTCCAGTTCGTGCAGACCGGCAAGCTCGACTTCCGCTCGCTCGTCGACTCGATCATGGCCGACCTGATGCGGATGGCGATCCGCGAGAGCATCACCGGTCCGCTCGCCGGCTTGCTCAGCGGTGGCGGTGGGGCGGCAGCCGGAGCGGCGGGTGGGACTTCCGGCGGCGGGCTGTTCGGCGGTCTCGGAACCTTTCTCGCCGGGCTGTTTCACGAGGGCGGCATTGCGGGCGACACGGGCGTGCGCTCGCGCATGGTCGATCCGGCGATCTTTCTCGCCGCCCCCCGCTACCACACCGGCGGCATCGCCGGCCTGCAGCCGGACGAGATCCCGGCCATTCTCAAGCGCGGCGAGGCGGTGCTGACGGAAAAGCAGGTGGCGGCGATGGGCGAGCAAGGCAAAGTTGGCGACGGCGGCCGTCCGGTGACCGTCGTCATGAACATCACCACCCCCGATGCCGGCGGCTTCCGCCGGAGTCAGGGGCAGATCGCCGCCGAGGCGGCCCGCGCCATGGAGCGCGCGCGGCGGAACCTGTGAGCGGCGATGGCATCGTTTCACGAAGTGCAGTTCCCGCCGGATATCGCCTATGGCGCGGCAGGTGGGCCCGGCTACTCGACGTCGGTGATCACCACCGTCGCCGGCTACGAGAAGCGCAATGCCAACTGGGCGGCGGCGCGGGGACGGTGGAACGTGGCGCAGGGGCTGAAGAACCGTGAGCAGGTGGCGAACCTCATCGCCTTCTTCCGTGCCCGCAAGGGCCGCGCCTACGGCTTCCGCTTCAAGGACTGGACCGATTTTGCGGCGCTGGCGCAGCCGATCGGTACCGGCGACGGGGCGACGAAGACCTTCCCCCTGGTCAAGCACTACGCCTCGGGCGGCATCACCGAGACCCGCACGATCACCAAGCCGGTGGCCGGCACGGTGAAGATCTCCGTCAACGGCACGCCGCAGGCGTCGGGCTGGAGCGTTAACACGGCGACGGGGGTGGTGACGTTCACGTCCGCGCCGGCCAATGGTGCCGTCATCACCGCCGACTTCGAGTTCGACGTGCCCGCCCGGTTCGACACCGATCAGATGGATATTACCATCGAGACCTACGAGCTCGGCCGCTGGGGCCAGATCCCAATCGTCGAGATCCGCGGCTAACGGCTGCCGAGGTCGCTCTTGAAGTAGACGACGATCTCCTCGTCGCCGAGCTCGTACTGACACGCGAGCCGGACGTCCGGCGGAACCCCGCGCCGCTCGGCCGCCTCGATGTCGTGCGCGGTGAGCATACGCATCGTCTGCAGCAGGAACTTCTCATTCTCGGTGAGTGGCGCAACCGGCCGTTCGCCGACGGCAACGGTGTCGACGTGGACTAGGCAGGCACCGCAGTCGCCGGCCTCGCAATTGAACAGGATGGGAACGCCATAGTCCTTGGCGACCGAGAGCAGCGTCCGCCGCTCACCGGGTGCCACGTCGATGGTGACCGTCTTGTCCACGCCCGATGCGGCGAAGCGGATGATCGCCACGGCTTTTCTTTCCGCCCTTTCCTTGACGCGCGCCGCCACTCTCCCCGCCCCACGTTCATCGTTCAAGTCTAATGCCATGGCCAAGTCCATCTCTTCCGCCCTTGCCGCGCATCTCGCCGGTGAGGTGACGACGCTCGCCACCTGCTGGCGGGTGACGCGCAAGGACGGCCGGGAGTTCTTCTTCACCGATCATGACCGCGACCTGGCGTTCGATGGCAACCTCTACCTCGCCTCCTCCGGCTACTCGCGCTCGGCGATCGCGAATGACGCCGGCATGGCCGTCGACAACCTCGACGTCGAGGGCGTGCTCGATCACGAGCAGATCTCCGAACAGGACCTGCGGGCGGGGCTGTTCGATCACGCCGAGGTCCATGTCTTCCTCGTCAACTGGTCCGACCTCGCCCAAGGCAAGCTCAGGCTGCGCCGCGGCTGGTTCGGCGAGGTGCACCTCACCGATCAGGGCCTGTTCCGCACCGAACTGCGCGGGATGACCCAGGCGCTCTCCGTGCGCATCGGCGAGCTGTACAGCCCCGAGTGCCGCGCCGATCTCGGCGATCCCCGCTGCCGGGTGCCGATCGAGGCGCCGGTGGTCGCCCGCGGCACGTCGTATGCTGCCAGCGATCGTGTGCGCGTGCCGACGGCGACCATGGGTGTAGCGACGGTCGCGGTGCCGTTCGTCAACGCCGGCTTCGATGCCGGCAGCTTAAGCGGTTGGACCGTCGTCTCCGGGTCGGCCTCGGCGAAGACGGCGAACTCGCCGCTCGTGCCGCATGCCGGCAGCCACTTCCTCGAGGGCAACAGCGTCGCTGCGTTCGAAGTGCTGCAGACCGTCGACATGACCGGCTTGATCGATGCGAACCAGGCCGATGCCGGCGCTTACCTCGTCTCCTTCGCCTGCCAGCGGGCGAACGGCGCCACCGACACCGCAGACCAAGGCCGGGTGATCGTCGACCTGCTCGACGCCGCGGGCGCCGTCCTGGCAACCATTCTCGATACCGGCCCGGAAAGCTTCGACCCGGCCGGGCTTTGGCATCTGCGAGCCGTCGCCTCGGCCGCCGTGCCCGCCGGCACGCGCAAGATCCGAGTCCGCTTCCTCGGCCAGCGCGTCAACGGCAGCGTCTGCAATGCCGCGCTCGACACGGTGTCGGCCAGCTTCACCAATCCCGCAGCACCGCTCAAGGGCTCCGCCGTCTACGAGAACCGCCTTTACCGCTGCATCACCGCCGGCACCACCGCCGCCGAGCAGCCGGCGTATGACACGACGATCGGTGCCGAGACCACCGATGGCACGGCGGTGTTCGTCGCCGAGAACGCCTGGTCCCGCGCCGGCACCGTCACCGAAGTGCTCGACCGTGTCCAGTTCACCGCCGCGATCGACGAGCCGCGCGCTGCGGACGGCTGGTTCGACGGCGGCGTGCTGACGTGGGAAACGGGCGACAATGCCGGCCGGGCAATCGAGGTGAAGTCTTGGGCGCAGGCTTCGGGACAGATCACGCTGTTCCTGCCGCCGGGCTATCCGATCCGGCCCGGTGACGTCTTCCGTGTCCATCCCGGCTGCGACAAGCGCCTCGACACCTGCGTCACGCGTTTCGCCAACGTGCTGAACTTCCGCGGCGAGCCCTACGTGCCCGGCCAGGACGAGATGATGAAGTACCCAGATGCCAAGTAGCGAACAGATCGTTGCGGCGGCGCGCGGCTATCTCGGCGTGCCGTGGCGGCACCAGGGGCGGACACGGGCCGGGCTCGACTGCGCCGGACTGATCGTGATGGTCGCCCGCGACCTCGGCCTGTCCGACTACGACTCCACCGCCTACGGCCGCCGCGCCCAGGGCCACGCTTTCATCGAGCCGTTTCGGCAGACGATGGACGCAGTGCCGGTGCCCGAGATGCGCCCGGGCGACGTGCTGCTCTTTGCCGATGCGGCCTATCCCTGCCACTGCGGCATCGTCAGCGACAAGCACGACGCTCCCCACCTGATCCACGCCTATGCGCTGCGTCGCCAGGTGGTCGAGGAACCCTATGCCGGCGAGTGGCCTCAGAAGGTCAAGTTCTGCTTTCGCTTCCGCGGCATTGAGGACTGAAGCGTGGCCCAGCTCGCCTTTGCCGTCGCCGGCACCGCCATCGGCGCGATGTTCGGCGCGCCGCAGCTGGGCTTCCTCGCCGGATCGCTGGTCGGCACGCTCCTGTTCCCGCAGAAGGGGCCGGATGCCACCACCGAGGGCCCAAGGCTCGGCGATCTCTCGGTCTCCTCGTCGGCCTATGGTGCCCCGATCGCCATCGGCTACGGCACGCTCAGGATGGGCGGCAACATCATCTGGTCGTCGGGGATCCGCGAACAGAAGACCGTCAAGAAGGTCTCCGGCGGCAAGGGGATGGGCGGCGGCGGCAGCCAGAAGTCGGTGACCTATTCCTACTTCGCCTCGTTCGGCATTGCCTTCGGCGAGGGTCCGGCCGAGGACGTCTTGCGGATCTGGGCCGACGGCAAGCTGATCTATGACAAGACGGGATCCTCGCCGCAGACGGCGAAGAAGCAGCTGCGGTTCCGCCTGCACAAGGGTGACGAGAGCCAGCTCCCCGATCCGCTGATCGAGAGCAAGGTGGGGGCGGGACGGGCGCCGGCGCACCGGGGCCTCTGCTATCTCGTCTTCGAGGATCTGGCGCTCGCCGACTTCGGCAACCGCATCCCCAACATCACCGCCGAGATCACGTATAAGCGCACCGATCAGAAGCCCTACCAGGGCATCGATTTTCTCACCACCGGCGAAGGCGGCTATTTCTCCGGCTACCAGCGCACCGACCTCGCCGTCGATTGGACGCGCGGCTACGGTTACTTCTTGACGAGTGACGTCAACCCCGATCAGGCCGGCATCCACCGCTTCAACCTCGCCACCATGCGCGAGGACCGGCAGGCGCGCATGCGCGACGTCTGCACCACGACGCCGGACTACTTCCCCGGCACGCTCTTGTGCGGCGAGGACGGCTACCTCTACCTCAACGTCGGCTCCGGCAACTCGCAGCCGATCATCCGCGTCGATCCGAACGCGCTGAGGGAGGTGAGCCGCTTTGGCACCACCAGCAACGGGCTCTCCAACACGACGGCGCGCTTCGTCGCGCTTTATTTCATGGGCATGGTCTCGGCCTATGGCCTCTCCGGCCGGCGCGACTTCATCGTCACCGGCTCGGTGTTCGATGACATCGGTCTCCTGGACGCTGAAGGCCTGGACTACGTCTGGGGTGCCGGGATCACCGTGGACGAGGCCCGCTGCCGCGGCTGCATCGGCGGCGCCGTCGGCGAAGGCTTCGGCGAGGGCTGGGTGCTCGGCAGTGGCACCGGCACCAGCCACACCCAGCTCGGCCTCTACCGCATCAAGGTGGCGGCGACGGCGTTCTACGATCCCTTGACCGGGCTCACCTTCGGCGTCGATTGGGACAAGGTGGCAACGTTTGCGCCTGCCGACATCGAGGCCGGTGCCACCGCGTTCTATGGCGAGGCCGGCGGGCTCACCTACGATGCCACCGACAACGGCGTCATCTTCCAGGTGCAGATCGCGCCAGAGGGTGGCGCCATCTACACCATCAAGTGGCGCGACGGTGACGGCATCGTCTGGAAGACCGTCACGCCGAGCCAGATCAATTACGAGGGGCCCTTCTTCGGCCGTTCGCGGCTCACCCGCCAGCGCTGGGCGCTGATCCGAGGCGCCCGTGTCATGCAGATCGACACCGCGACGGGCGCCCTCGTTACCAACGAGATCTGGCCCGAGGACGTCGATGAATGGGGTGCGCAGGTCTACGACGCCGAGACCGACACCATCCTCGTTCAGGGCGACATCGGCTGGGTGAAGCTGTTCCTCGGCCGCGGCGGCGGCGAGGGCGACTGCCTCAGCGCCATCGTTGCCGATCTGTGCCAACGGGCGGGCTTGGGCCTCGCCGACATCGAGGCGGCCGAGCTCACCGATACCGTGCCCGGCTACGTCATTGCCCGGCAAACGCCGATCCGCAGCGCCATCGAGCCGTTGGCGGCGGCCTACTTCTTCGACGGCGTCGAGAGCGACGATGTACTGCGGTTCCGCAAGCGGGGACGCGATCCCGTCGTCACCATCCCGCAATCGGACCTGGTGCCGCTCGAGGACGAGACCAAGGAGGCGTGGCGCGAGCGGCGCACCCAGGAAGTCGAGCTGCCGGAGCGGGTGTCGGTCCTCTACATGGACAGGACGACCGACTACACCCAGGGCACCCAGTTCGCCAAACGTGCGTCGTTGCCAGTGCCTACGATGCATGCCCGCTCGCAGACGAGCCTCGATCTGCCGATCGCCCTCGATGCGACGACGGCCAAGCGCATCGCCGCGAAGACGCTCTATTCGGCCTGGGTCGAGCGGGCGGCGTACGAGGCCTCGCTCTCCTGGGAATACCTCACCCTCGATCCCACCGACGTTGTCGACGTGGTGCTCGACGATGGCAGCGTTTTCCGCTCGCGGCTGACCCGCGTCGACGTCGGCGCGGATTTCGTCATGGCGATCAAGGCCGTGTCGCAAGAGGCGGCGACCTATACGGCAACCAATGTCGCCGATGGCGGATCGGGCGTCGCGGCGCAGGTCATCCCCGGCGCCGCGGCAACAAAGCTGATCCTCGCCGATCTGCCGCTGCTGCGCGACGTCGACGATCTCGGCGGTTCGGGCTCGCGGCTCTATTATCTGATGGCCGGATACGGCCCCGCCGGCTGGCCGGGGGCCGCTCTCTACAAGAGCGCCGATGGCTCAAGCTGGAGCCAGGTTGGCGCGGCCTTGGGTGAGGCGGCGTGGGGCGCCGCCGTCAACGCGCTGGGGACACCACGCTCGCCGTTCGCCACCGACGAGGATAATGCGCTCACCGTCTTCATGACCACCGGGGCTGAGCAGCTGGAATCCGTCACCCAGCTCGATCTCGTCAACGGCGCCAATCCGGCCCTCGTGCTGAAGGCGAACGGCGAGCCGGAGATCATCCAGTTCCGCGATGTCGTCACCAACCCGGACGGCTCCTACACGCTGAAGGGCCTGCTGCGTGGCCGGCGCGGCACCGATGTGTTCGTCTCGGGCCACCAGCCGGGCGAGCTGTTCGTGCTCTCGGATCCCGACGACATCGAAAGTTTGGCCGTCGCCTTGGGCGATTTGGGTCTCGCCCGCCACTGGCGCGCCGTCGGCTTCGGCACCCTGTTCGAGGATGCCGAGGTTGCCACCACCGTGCTCTCCGGCCGCGATCTCAAGCCTTATGCACCGTGGGGCGTGAAGGCGGTGAAGAGCGGCAGCCCCGCCAACATCACGCTCAGCTGGGTGCGCCGTACCCGCATCGGCGGCGAGTGGAAGGACGGCACCGGCGACGTGCCGCTCGGCGAGACGTCCGAAGCCTACGAGGTCGATATCCTCGCGTCGCCGGGAGGGGCGGTGAAACGAACGCTGTCGTCGACGGCGCCGTCCATCATCTACGACAAGACGGACATCGTCGCCGACTTCGGCGGTGTGCCGTCGAGCCTCGCCGTCGTCGTCTACCAGATCAGCGCGGTGATCGGCCGCGGCTTCGGCCGCGCCGTCACCCTGGAGGTTGCCTGATGCCCTCGCCCAACCTCGCCATCACCCATGTCGCCGCCGCCCAGAACAAGAAGGAGGTGACGGTCAACGACGCCATCGACAAGCTCGATCTGGCATCGAACGACACCGTCGATATCGACTGCTCTGGCGGCAACACCGCCGTCTCCGCCTCCGATTACCGCGAGAACTTCCTCCTTCGCCTCACCGGCACGCCGGCCGCCGACTTCACCCTGACGCTGCCGGACGGCAAGCGCGTCGCTGCCATCCACAACACGACGGCGAAGGCGGTGACAGTGCGGACGACAACGCTCGGCGCGACGGTCAGTCTGCGCTCGGGCGAGCTTTCGATCGTCGGCTCGCGAGGAACGAACCTTGTCGCGCTGGCGGCTTCCGCCGTCGGTGGCCTTTACGACATCGGCCTCTTTATCCCCGGCCAGCCGGCGGCCTCGGCGATGGTCTTCCAGTTCGCCGTGCCGCGGGCGATCAGCTTTCCGGTCAATCTCGTTGGCAGCCTGGCGAAGGCGGGCACCGCGGCGACGTCCGCCGCTTCGTTCACCCTGCGCAGGAACGGCTCGAACATCGGCTCTGTCGACTTCGCAGGTGGGGCTGCAGCCGGGACGTTCACTCTGGCGGGCGGTGCCGCGTTCGCCGTCGGCGATGTTCTGGAGGTCCTCGCACCCAGCCCGCAGGACGCCAACCTCGCCGATGTCTCCATCACCCTCATGGCTTCGAGGAGCTGATTCATGGCGCTGCAATTCTGCGACGGTTTCGACAGCTACGGCGCCGCCGGCGACCTGATGGGCAAGTGGTCGAGCTACGCCTACAACTCCGGGCCGTCGGATCTCGTCTATCTGCCGGCGGGCGGCCGTTTCGGCGGCGGCGCGCTGCGCATCGCCAACGCGTCGAGCTACATCCGCAAGAAGCTGGCGACTGCGATCGACGAGCTGTTCGTCAATGCCGCCGTGTTCCCACGGGCGTGGCCGACCTCGACCACGGGGTTCTTCTACTTCGAGGACTCCTCGGGCAACGGCGCCTCGCTGCGCATGACCTCGGCGGGGACGATCCTCGGCACGCTGCTCGGCACCACCTCGGCGGCGACTTCGGTCAGCGTCCAGGCGATGGCGCTCGGCCAGTGGAACACGCTTGCCATCCATTACAAGTGCGCCGATACCGGTGGCCGTTGGCGGGTGCTGCTGAACGGTGCCGAGCTGTTCAACTTCACCGGCGATACCCGCTCCTCCGGCGGGCCGCTGATCGATCGCATTGCCCTCGCCAATCCCCGCGGCGGTGCCGGCAACGAGTGGGACTGGGACGACATCGTCGTCTACGACACCACCGGCATGGATCTCAACGCGCTGATCACCCAGGACCTGAAAATCGAGACGCTGCGGCCCATCGCTGATGAGGGTGCGCAAGGCTGGAGCCCGAGCGCCGGAACAGAGCGCTACGCCCTCGTCGACGAGGCGGCACCCGCCGACAGCAATTATCTCTCGGCAACCGTTGTCGGGACGCGCGATCTGTTCGTCCTCACCGATCCCGCCGCCGCACCGCAGACGGCGTACGCGCTCGTCGTCAACGCCCGCGGCCGGCGCACCGACGTCGGCGCGAAGACCCTGAGGCCGCTGATCAAGGTGAACACCGCCGAGGATCTCGCCGCCAATATGGCGCTGTCGAACCAGGTGACGACGCTGCAGCATCCCGTCTACCGCAACCCGGACGGCGCGGCGCCGTGGACGGGGGCCTCGCTCAACGCCGCGCTGATCGGCATTGAGGTCGGGACGTAAAGCGATGCCGGTCTATCCTCGCCGCCTCGTTGTCGCCAATCCCGGCTTCGAGACCGGCTCAGCCCCCGGTGACGGCTGGACCACCGTCAACGGCACGCCCGTCTTCCGTACCGCCTCACCCGGGCCCGATCTCCGCGGTGGTGCGCGCTATCTTCACGTCAACAATACCGGCGTCGCCGGCAGCTACCGCGTTCGTCAGGATGTGGCGATCCCGGCCGACTGCCATTCCGATGTCGATGCCGGCCTCGTGTCGGCCAGCCTGCGTTTTCTCTGGGCCAACTCCGCCGCCGGCAACGATATCGGCTTCGTCGAGCTGGCATTCCTCGACGGCGCCGATGCGGTGATATCAACGGCGGCCAGCGGCAGCCTCGGCGACAGCGCTCAAATTTGGTCGCAGAAGGCGTTGACCGCGGCGGTGCCGGTGAATTCGCGCAAGGTGCGGGTTATCCTCGGCGGCACCTGGGCCAGCGGCAGTTCCACCGACAGTTACTTCGATGCGATCGAGCTGGAGCTGATCGAGACAGCGTCTGCGGCAGCCGACGTCCACCAGCTCTATGCCGAACTGATCGTGACCACCGACACCAGCGCGGCGCAGGTGGTCCAGGTCTACAGCGAGCTGCTCGCAACGACAGACGAGAGCCTCGCCCAGGTCAGCCAGCTCTATGCCGAACTGATCCGCACCACCGCCGACAAGCCCGCCACCGCCGCCGGCGGCACCATCGTCTGCATCATCGCCGGTTGATCGCGGGCTGTCGCACCCGCCGCCGTTTGCTCATCCCATCAACGATCTTTCGAACAGGGAGGCATGGACATGACCCCTGAAGACCACACCGCCGCCATTCACGCGCTGCAGACCGACGTCTCCGAGATCAAGGCGATCCTCAACAACGGCATCCGCACGATGGTCAACGACCAGAAAAGCGAGCTCGCCACGGTCAAGGACGACATCCAGCTGATCCGCGATGCGCTGACCAGCCACGTCGCCAAGGAAGACGTGGTTTATGAAATCTTCAAGCGGGTGATGAACACCGGCGTCACCATCACCGGCGCGCTGATCGCGCTCCTGCTCTCGATCATCGGCTACCTGCTGGTCAATCCGGTCGGCCTGCATTGACCGCGCCGGCGCCGCTCACCGGCGCCCGTTCCTCACATCCAAGCACCTCAGACAAGGAGATCCGCGATGCTGACTTTGCTCGGCTCGCTCTTGGGGTTCATTACGTCCGCCTTTCCCCAACTGCTCGGCCTGATCAGGGATTGGCAGGACCGCAAGCACGAGCTCGCCATCCTCGACCGGCAGATGGAGATGCAACGCCAAGGGCACACCCAGCGCCTCGAGGAGATCGCGATCAGTGCCGACATCGCGGAAGCCCAAGCGCTCTACCGCCACGACGCCACGCCATCCGGGGTGAAGTGGGTCGATGGCTTGCGGTCCTCGGTGCGGCCGATGATCACCTACGCCTTCTTCCTCTTGTTCGCAGCCGTCAAGGGCTCAGGCCTGTACCTGCTCATCGCGGTCGAAGGCCTTGTCCTCGCCGAGGCGCTGCCGCAGGTGTGGGATGCCGAGACCGCCGCGCTGTTCGCCGCCGTCGTCAGTTTCTGGTTCGGCGCCCGTTCGCTGGCCAAGGCCAGAGATGGACGCTGATCCGATGCGTCACGTCACCGGCGAGGGCCTCGCGCTGATCAAGCGGTTCGAGAGCTTCAGCCCCACCGTCTACGTCTGCCCGGCGGGCTATGAAACCATCGGCTACGGCCACGTCGTCCTGGACGGCGAACGCGAGAGGTTCGCGAACGGCATCAGCGAGCACGAAGCCGAGGACCTGCTTCGGCGCGATGCCGGCATCGCCGAACGCGCGGTGCTGCGGCTGATCGCCGTGCCGCTGACCGACGGCCAGTTCGATGCCTTGGCGTCGTTCGTGTTCAACGTCGGCGCGGGCGGCCTGCAGCGCTCGACGCTGCGCCGCAAGGTCAACCGCGAGGAACACGGCGAGGTGCCTGCCGAGTTCATGAAATGGATCTGGGCCGGCGGCCGCAAGCTGAAGGGGCTGGTGCGGCGACGGGAGGCGGAGGCGCGCGCGTACCTTGCTGGTACTCAGTAAACGCCTCCTGACACTCGCGGCACGAGTTGCGCGCAGGCCGACGGCAATCGGTAGCCCATGCAGCTTAACCTTCTTGACGGACGATACCACCAATGAGGGGGCTTCCTGGCCTCAGGAAAGTAGCTTGCTTTTAAGCGTGAGTATTACCTGGTCGAATGGTTATTCTGCTGCAATACATGAAACGGGTTCCCGGGTTACGCTCCGCACAATGGCTTCCATAACCGGCGGGCACACGCCGTTACCTATCAGCTTGATCCGATCACGCCGCGTTCCGAAAGGCAGGCATAAATGATCACCAAAACCCATGGCTCGCTTCAGCTCTGGAACCTGAAGCATTCGAAGCATCGGTGTTCGCCCCCTCCAAGTGACGAGACCGAAACGATCGAGCGTTGTCAACGTTCGAAGGGGGCGGTCAAGAGGCTGCCAGCCACCGCTGCCGTCCGACCCGTAATAGACTATGAGAAAGGGCTTGCCCTTGCCAAGCTCTTCCATGGCGCGCTCTGCCCTGGCCAGAGTGTCCGATGCGCGGCGGGCGGAGTAAAGGGGACTGGATTGCCATGGGCCATCAAATTGAACCACGTCTGCTGCCGTTGGAACCCTGCGAAGCACTCTGGTAGGTTTCTCCACGTCAGCAGGCGTGACTTCGCGATCGCAGAGAACGAAGAGGCGTCGGCGCGTCTGTGGAACGCCGAAGTTGAAGGCATCAAGGATTTGAGGACGGACGTTGTATCCCAGGGCCTCAAGATCGCTGATCAGCGGACTGTATCCGTGCCAGCTGCGCATCTGCACGACATTCTCAAGGACAATCCAGCGCGGCTTCAATTGACGGGCAAAATTGATGACGTAGTTGGCCGTTCGTCTGCTGTCTTCGTCGCGCGGTCGGCTGCCCTTGGCGCAGGTGTGGTTCGTGCACTCGGGAGAGGCGAGGATCAAGTCGACGCTGCCGACATCACCGAGGAGGGACGGGCAAGAGCTCTCATCAAGGGTGGCGGTAATGACCTTGGCGCCGGGGAAATTATGCTTATAGGTCTCGACAGCAAGGCGCCATGCGTCGACGGCGCAGACAATCTCGGCACCTGCGTTGCGTGCGCCCCAACTGCTTCCGCCAACGCCGCAGAAAAGATCCAACACCCTGATTTTCATTATTCTTGTTTACCAGGTTCCCCAATCTCTGGCGAGGCAGGAATGGCGCACGCCTTGTCTTTTCCAAGCAGCCTGACGACCCTTGCAACGCAGACATCAATGTCTGCCGCCACTTTATGCTCCCAGAGACGAACGACCTTCCAACCCATTTGTCGCAAACGACGATGGTTTCGAGCATCCCGACGGCGGTTGCCATCGATCTTGGCCTCCCATTCTTCGGAAAGCTTGTCCCGCCATTCCGGGAAGCGCCAGCCGTGCCAGAAGTCACCGTCAACGAAAACCGCGACCTTCTCCTGTCGGAATACGAAATCAGGCCGTCCGGGCAGGTCGCCTGCGTGGCTCTCCCACTCCAGGCCCTGCGCTGCCAGCGCCGCCGCCATCGTCTGCTCGGGGCCGGTGTTCTTTCCCTTGATCCGAGCCATGACCGCGCTGCGCATCTCGGGAGACATGAAGTCGCCCTTGTGCCGCCGCGGTTTGGATGAAGGGATGCCGACCAT